TAAGAGGATGTTATAAATCTCATCGACACGCGAATTAAGTCGCTTAATTTCAGATAGTAAATGTGTGATCACATAACCTGCAAGCCCACCGATTATGGCAAGGCTGGCGAAGTAAAGGGTGAAGAAGTTTTCCTGCGTCACTTTTTAGGGCTCGCGTATCCAAAGACTCCGGCAACGATCGAGCCGAGGATGGCGCGATAGTCCAGAGCGAAGTTTGATGTAGTTCCCCAGACGGCTAAGAATGCACCGACTGCGATTACTGCTGGATGTTTCATGTTCATTTATTGTCCACCTATCATCGGGATATCAAAGAACGAGCGATCTTCATCGCCCTTAATGGTAAAGCTAAAATGTGCGTGTGCGCGATGCTGATTAATCCCATCATAAGAACGCCAACGCCAAGCCTTTCGAGGCGATGCGATCTTGCCATCGAAGATGATGTAACTGATCCTCTTATCGCCAGACTTTGCCAATGCTCGAATCTGATCGACCAGATCAGGCATGAGGTCGGGCTTCCCCTTCTTGCCAGCAAGGTCGCGGTCAATGTCAATGGCACGAACCCAGCCTTGCTCATCTGGATTATGATCAGACTTGCGAGCAGCGTGTCGGGTATCACCGATCCAGCCGTCCGAAGTTCGATCTCGATCTGGGAATGCGTCATCTATCTGCTCACGCAGTTGGATCGCTGAGCGACTTAAACGCGGCTTCACAGTCTGCACACTCCCATCGCTTTAGATCGTTAAGTAATAAAGAATTATGACCGCACTCTGGCATAGGTGCTATGAATGCGTCATCAATCGGATCGTAGGTATAACCAACGCCTGCATAGTTATATCGGATGTTGCCGTTATATGACGTCCGCTTGCATGTCTGGCCTCTGAAGTTTGCGTACCAAGTCTCAGGATCTAATCCTTCAATTAGTTCAGTCTCATCGATGCCAGTAATAACTTCTGTGACAATACTTGAATTATCTAAGAATGCGTAGTGTGCCATTATGCCCAGCTCACGTTTCCTGTGCCAGCGGTAATTGTTGTGACCTTAAATCCACCTGCAGGTGCAGCTGTTGTACCTGTTAAACCAGCACCAATAGTAATTGTTCGAGTATCTGGATATTTAAGAATGGCTATGCCTGAACCACCAGAACCACCATTAGGTGTTGCACCGACTCCATAACCACCGCCACCACCGCCACCAAGATTATCTGTGCCATTGGTTGCTTGAGTACCAGCTACGGAACCATTACCACCTCCACCAGTTCCACCAGTATTTGATGAATTACCTGCCGATCCACCACCGCCACCTCCGCGTGTTACAGAAGTTCCAGTAATGCTACTTGCTGAACCATTGCCGCCAAAGGCTGCCGAAGCCATAGCTCCAGCACCACCACCGCCGCCACCCCGAACAGTATCTGAGGATACGCCGACATTGCCTTCACCAGATGGACTTGCAGCACCGCCTGCGCCATTTACGCCATTGACATCATCGCGAGCGCCACCACCGCCAGATCCTCCGCTTGCACCATCTCTATCGGTACGCGATCCACCACCACCACCTGCGGTTGATGTAATTGTTGAAAAAACAGAATTGGAACCATTGGCGCCTTTAGCTGATGTCGTTGTAGCACCAGCACCGCCTGCGCCAATCGTTACTGTGTAATTCGTAGAACCTAATAAACCGCTAAGAGTGTTAGTCCTATAGCCTCCAGCACCACCACCACCGCCGTAATAACTTCCTCCGCCACCGCCACCTGCTAAGACGAGGTATTCAACGTCAAATGTTACAACAGTTGAAGGTTGGTGCAGAATGCCTGCTACGTTATTAAGCATTACCCAATAGCCCCTACAACGTACCAAGTATCAGTGCCAGTCTTAATGCATGCAGCGCTTGTATTTTGAGCGAGCGTAGGCTCAGCCGATACTGCACCAGCTGAAAGGATTGTAGTAGTGCCAGATGTGACAGCCTTGATGGTGACTGCGCCTGCGCCCTTATTGAGTACGGTAATGACTGAACCTACTGGAATGGCTGCACTAGCATTGGTAGGGATGTTGAGATTGACGGCTGTAGCCTTATTCATCGGGATAAGTACCTGATAAGAATCGGCCAATACGATTGTGTAGTCTGCCGTCTGGTTTGCCTTGACGTCGAAGGTTACTAGGCCGTTATAGTCGGCAGCGGTAAAGATGTCGCCTGTTGATGCTGGAAAGCCTGTTGCCATTGTTTATCTCCTAGTAACCCATAATGGATTGTCCGATTATACCGTAAGTCGATGATCCGATGATGAATCCTTCGACTATAGGCTCAAGTGTTGTAACTGTGCATTTCATTGAATTGGGGGTGATGTCCCATGCTAGGCCCTGCACCTGCAAGGTCTTAACGATTGTACTGCCGTCTGGCTGGACGTTAGTGATCTCTACGTTGTCAAAGTAATCGAGGCCGATCATTGTGTCAGTAGGTACTGCAGGATCCAGTAGATCGACAGTCATGGCATCGATGCGAATAGTTGTCTCAGCTCTAGTTGCTACATATATCTTGGCAATGTTTAGAACTTGGGCATCTGTCTCTGGAATCATGTCTGTAATTGTCGTGCCATGAGGGAAATACTTGGCTGATGAATCAACGTTTACCGCAGTCTGCGCTGACCCACCAATGCGTGTCATGCTGGCTTGATTGACGATGAGCTTGTCATCGAATGCGTACTTCAGGTCTGAGTAAGGGATTCCTGAGGTCTGATTGAACTCGATAGGTGCCAGGGCTAGAGAACCCACAACGTCTGTGCGATCCTTGAACTCGGCAGTTCCATCTGTACGAATAAAGAATGCGCCCTGTTCTGCGAACTCGGCCGCTTTAAGGGCTGCAAGGGATGTTCGAGCTGTGGCTGGATCTGCTTGTACTGTTGTGCTACCTGTGTCAGTAATTCGCATCGATGTAGGAAATGAGACTTGATCGAGAATCTTAGTTATACGGGTGCCAGTAGTCTGCCCAGCCGTTGCACTTGAGACAGTTGAAACGTTGGCCATCTGAAAGAGTCTAAAGGCATCGGAGCAGATGATGTCTACATAACCGATCTCCTGCCCTGTTGGATAATAATACTTATAGGAATCTACGTAACCAGAGAATAGAAAGTGTTGAGTGGTTGCCGTAGTAGCTGCGACACGGATCTTACGGAGTGGAGTCAGATAGCCAAAATAAGGACTAGAGGCATTCTGTGGATTGAAGTATGAGTCAGGGTCTAGGACTCGGACTGTGCAGTTGCCAGCCTCGTAAGTGTCGCGCATGATGTTTCTGCCACGACTGATCTTGATCGATCGAGTGACGCTACTGAGATCGACTACAGGATCAGGGACTTCTGTAGAAGCAAACTGTGAGACTCCTATTACGCCGTTAATCGGATCGCCAATAGTGAAGGGATAACCAAACGTGGCCCCTTGGCTAAAGTCGAATGAAACCGAGATAGTGGCTGGGAGTGTCATAGTGCAATAGCACCCTTAGCGCCGAATCTATTTGTCTGGCTAAATGATCCAGATAGTGAGTCATTGATCTGACTGTCGCGGATTGCTCCACCGACTGTCTGCCCATCAAGATAAACTTCGATGTTGATTGCTTGCTGGTCTACACCTTGGAATCTATTGACAGCAGACATCAATTCCATCTCTGCATCTGAGAAAGTAGAGGATGGGGCTACTGGAGCAGCTTGTAATTGTGCTACAGATACGCCAAGGGATGATGCTGTGTAGTTAAGTAAGTCCATTGGTAGAGTCCAGTTACGATAAGGATTGGGAGCTTCTGGCGTGGTCAGGAGCAGCGCACGCAGCTCATTCTGTCGCTTAGTTGCAGCTTCAAGCTGATCAGATAATTGTGTGGCTAGGGTTGCATTACCTTCGAGGATAGCCTTCTGCAATAGTAAAGAGATGCGATCTGTCTCGCTGATCTTACCCTTAAGGGCTGCCTCGATACCGATAGCATCTAGGTTAAGAGTCTTTGATGCCTTCTGTAACGCTAGAGACTTTTTCTGTGTATCGAGATTTTTCTTAGTCAGCGCCGCTAATTCTTTATCGCGTCGAGCAGCATCTGCTTCTGCTTTCTTACGAGCTGCGTCATTTGTTGCGCTGGAGTAGATACCAACAGGCATTGATCCTAGATAGCCCATCTTGATACCCTCAAATGAAGCTCTAAACATCTTTTCTTGCATGTCAATGATCTTGACTACATCGTTCTCATAGTTATCGAACGGGTTGAGTGAGGCCAGAATAGCCTGATCAGATGTCAAGTAATAAAGTTTCTTAAATCCAAACACGGCTGTTGCTACCATGCTCGCGATCTTTGTCGCTAGGCCTTCGATCTTGGCAACGAACTCCTGAGGATCTCCAGCGGCGAACGCTGAGATTAAAGACTCGACTAAAGCTCCACCGATGATCTCCTGAGCGTTGTCAGCCGCTTCTTGAATTACTTGGAATTTACCTGCGTAAGTTTCTAAGTAATCTGCATTAGCTCCCGAGAATTGTTCATTAAGTTTTTCTTGAACTTGAGCAAAACTCATTGTTTTGAGTTCTGCTTTAGTTAAGCCTAAATAGTATTTAGTAAGGCCTTTATTGTTTCCAATATATGCAGCCGATAGATCATTGCTAACAGTCTCTAATGCAACGCCAGAACCTGCTGAGATGTCTAAAGCCTGAGTAAGTAATTCTTGAGACTTGGTAACTGATCCTGTGGTCTGGATGAGCGTCTGAAAAGATGCTCGCAGACGTTCCCCTTCAATTCCAGACATGCGAGAGATTTCATCTAAAAATCTTTCGATACGTGGGGTCTCAAAGGATAATCCAACATTTTTGACCGACATCGCTAAACGGCGAGCTGACTTCTCGTTCTCGATAAAAGCCTTCGCGCCTTCTTTACCAAACCTAATCACGGCCGCCGTCGATAGACCAATACCGGCCGCGCCTGCTAATTTCTTAAAAGACTTAGATAGACCCTTGACGCTTTTATCAACATCGCCTAGAGCCTTCTTGCCTTTGTTCTCGACGATTATCGGGATTCTTAATTCAGCCATTACTTGCTCCCATTAAACTTAGCGGCGGCCTTTTCAAGTGCCTTGATAACGGCTGCCTTAGCCTTGCCTTGATCCTGATCGTAGGCCTTAAACATTGCACGGCCTTGCATCTTGCCACGGCCTGCAAATTGTCCAGAGAAGCGCGGACTGAAATTGCCTGAGAGTCCAGACTTACGTCCAGCAGTCTCGACGATTGCTCCTGCTGCTGTCTTATTGTGGATCGATACGGTCGATGACCATCCCTCGCGGTTAGGCTTAGTCGGTGTCAGCTTGTAACCAATTCCACGACGGGCTTCTGCTGCATCGTACATGGGGAACTTGGCGGTCTTGACTTCATGCTTGACGAATCCAGATGGAGCGTCTGCATTAGATGGTAAGAATCCTCTAGCCATCTTGACGATTGGCTTTAAGAATCCCACCATCTCATCGCGAGTCTCTTTGTCAAGATCAGGCGAGAACTTCTTTAGAGCCCGACGCAATTCATTTGCGCCCTTTAGCTCTGTAGGCATCGCTCTGCTCCTTCGCTCGGTCTTTCAATGCTTTCAGTAACATCTGGAGCATTGATGGATCTAAATCAATTAAAGATTGTGGAGGGATAGCCGTCTCAATGCTCAAGCGAGCGATGAGATAGTGGATGCTATCCCTGCCTAGGCCAAAGGGTCAGACTCTGCAACCTCTACACTCTTAAGAGTTTCAAGAAAGTCTGCGCCGAATGGCTTGACTGTGACTCCACTTAGTCGAAGGCCTTCCCATGCCAACCAATAGACATCTGACTGCTTTTCATCATCGCGGAACGCTTTGTGAAATCCCTTTTTAGCATATAGCTCGAACGCGTATTCAAGGCGAGGAGTGATCTCGATCTCGGTAACGCTGTTGTCCGCTAGTGTGACTATTAACTTTGCCATGCTGTGCCCCTTTGTTTAGTTAGATTACGCTGTTGTTGTAATTACTACTGTACCTGATACGTTCCAAGTTACGCTCTGAGTTGATAGGTCTCCGACAGTACCATTGATAGGTGTTGTGTTATTGACCAAGCAAGTCATTGTGTAAAGTGGATTGGTTGCAGATGTAGCAGCAGAAGTCTGCTTAACTGTTACGACTACATTGTTACCGAATACTGTAGATGAGTTCAATGTCTGAAGTGTCTTAGATGTTGCTTCATCATTGAGGAAGTCGATTGTGATAGAAGACGCTTCAAGGCCTTTAACGAACTTATGTCCGCTATCGCCCATCGCAGTTACTTCTAGCTCATCGAATGCACGATTCAAGGTGACGCTTGTAACTAGAGTAGAGAGATCCACCGCATTAACAGTAAGAACTACTCCGTTGCTTAGATATACTGACACGGCTTATTCCTCGTCTTTCTTAGTAATTGGCTTCGCAGCCGCTGGTTTTCCCTGACCGATTTTGATCAGGAATGCTTCATTCTCTTTTTCCCATTGTTCCAATTCGGTCATGGTTAGCTCCAACTCGTTAGAATGCTTACGTTTATGTTACATGTTAAAAGATCACCCGAAACGGCATTTAGTACGGCTGGAGCCGATACATCTGTGACGTTATAGGTGTATGAGGATGCCGCGAGCAGATTGAAAACCCGGACGACGTCATTCTCAATTCCATTGAGGTTGCCTTCATTATCTAGTAAGGGAACCATAATTGAAATAGTAAAGTTAGCCATTGGCGCAATCGTATTGCGCGAATTATTCGATGGCGAAATGTAAGGATCGCTTGGAGCAATAATAACTGAATTTGCAATTGGTGTTGCAGGTGGGAATGAGAAGACTGAGTAAAGTGAATTATCTGTGAGTGCTGAGGCCAAGCCTGCTCGGAGTGTTGATATGGCGGCCATTAGCCCACCATCGATCTCGGATCAAGATACGGCGCGAGAAGGCCACGAACGCGAGCAAGAAGGGTATTGCCCATGCGGTAAGGCGAAGGTTGATAACCATCGATGGTGACGCCGCCAGATGACGGGGCTTGGCGAGATTGCCAGATATCGATCGAGATCATG